CGTCAAGCGCCTTGCGGACCTTGTCGGCCACCCACAGGACCCGCTCGACCGTGGCCCCTACACAGGTGATCTGCACCAGGTGCTGGAAGTCGGTGCGTTCCCCGGCCAGCGATGCCCTGCTGGCCGCGCCGGGGTCGGGGTAGAGGACCGCGAACTGCCCCGGCGGAGACCAGCCCGAGGACGTTGGGGTCCCGCCGAGGTACACGGTCAGCCCGGCCCCGGTCAGGGCCGCCTGGACTGCGTCCACGTGGGGCAGGACGGTCGGTGTCGTCATCACACCCCCCATGCCAGTCCGCGCGCCGTGATCAGCGCCAGCTGCGCCTCCAGGGCGGGCAGCTCGTCGTACAGGGCACGGTGCCCGTCCCAGTGCGGCGGGTTGTTCACCGATCCGTACTCCAGGATGTTGCCGAGCGCCCCCTGCGTCTTGCCCTTGTCGGGGCCGATGACGGCGAGCAGCTGGTCGGGGCCGAACATCAGCAGGTCGAAGCTGATTGAGCGCGGGTAGGCGGGGGCGTGCTTCGGGGCGGACGACCGGGCGTTGGCCTGCCAGCCCTTCTTCACGTTGACCGCGCCGCGCATCATGACCGCTCGGGTGTCCCGCCTGGCCTGGGGGATTGTCCGGGCCAGATGACGCTGCAGGCGTTGCACGTCCCGCGTGTCGAAGGGGTTCCGTCCGCCGGTCATGACCGGTCCTCGGCCCGGATCCGCCAAGCGGTCGACTGCTCACCGAACACGGCGCCCACAACCCACAGAATGAGCCCGCCCATGCGGGGATCCCCTGACGTGAGGATCTCCACACGGTCGCCAGGCAGGAGCCGGACGCCAGATGGCAGGGCTGTCGCCCAGGGCAGTCCGACCTCGTATTCGCGCAGGACGACCTCCCGCTCCCCCGCTTGCGTGTCTTCGGCCGACTGGGTAACGCCCTTGATGCGCGCCTTGCCCGTGTAGAGGTCCGTCTGCGGCCCCGGCGCCGTCTGGCCGGTAGTCCGGTCGAAGACGTCCGCCCCTTGCCGGTACAGGCGCACCTGATCACGCATGCGCGCTTCCGCCTCCGCCCGGCCGGCGGCCAACGCGGCGTCCAGGGCGCTCACCGCAGTCCCACCGTCCCGATCCGGCGGCGGTAGTCCCGCAGCATTTCCCGGTGCGCCTCGGACAGCACGCCTGAGCCCAGCGACTCCGAGGCGTAGACGCGCCGGTAGTCGTCGATGGCGACCTCGCGAAGCCAGGTCGGGTTGGAAACGGTCATCGAGGCCAGATCCAGGCACACCGCCCGCACCTCGTCCGGGACCTCTGCCAGTCCGTGGGTGTACGTCACCTCGACCAGCCCCGGATCCGGGTAGGTGGTGGTACCAGGCAGGCGGCGCCACCCGCCGGTGCGCAGCAGGCGATCCCCGGAGAGCACCCAGTCCAGCAGGACCAGGGTGTTCACCCTCACCGCGGCAACGCTCTCCACCGGGCGCTGGGGAAGGATCAGCTCCTTCTCGTCCAGTACGCGCAGGCGCACGGTGTCGTCGACGACACGGGTGATCGTCTGCCGCGTCCAGCGCCGGATGATGGCCGAGGCCGAGGCGAGGGCGAGTTCAGCCGTCGCCTCAGGAATCTCCGCCTGTGACAGGGCGGCGAGTTCGGCCGCCGTCGCGAACGGGGGGTGTGCCACAGCGGCCTCCCTTCGTCAGAGGCCGGCAGCGGCCTTGCGTGCCTTCTCGGCGGCCTCCGGGTCGGTTTCCGGTGTCGGCTTGCCCTCGACGACCCCGGCGACCGTGTAGTGCTCGTTCGGCGTGGGGTCGGTCTCGACGCCGAAGAAGCCCTGTTCCTGCGCCTTGTCGGTCTGGCGCTGGACCTCCTTGGCAACGTCGCCGCCTTCGGGGACGGGCTGATTCTGCGGCTCTCCGGCCGCCGGCTTGGTGCTGCGTGCTGACATCGGCTTCTCCTCAGCGCCTGGAAATGGTGACCCGGACGAGACCGCCCGGATCGGCGATGCCGGTGCCGACCGCGACAGACCGCCACTGCAGGGTGTCCCCCGCGTTGAGGTCGAGGTTCGCGGCCGTGCCGGACAGGGTGATGGTCCGCTCGTTGTTGGCCGTCGCGTTCACGCCCGTGTCGAAGGCGAGCGTGGCGACGGTGGTGCTGCCGGATCCGGCGGCGCCCTTGTTCACGAGGCTGCAGGCCCGGTGGTTGGTGGCGGCTCCCGTGATGGCGGCCTCGGGGACGTACTCGACCGAGGTGACGGTGCAGTCGAACGGGGCCTGGGCGAGGACGGTGTCGTCGGACGAGCCGGCCGTCGAGACGGCGGGGACGCCTTCCTCGATGACCCGCACGAACGGGGCTGTGTCAGCCATGTGGATCTCCTCCTTGAGTGACGGTCAGGCGCCGACGGTCTTGAGGACCCCGACGGGGTAGCGGCTGGCCTCGGTGGGCTGCTCGTTGTTGATCCGGTTGGAGACCTGCCAGCCGACGCGGAAGGTGAGGCGGACGGCGGTCATGTCCTGCTGGGCGAGGTTGTAGATGATCGCGCCGGTGTTGTCCTGGATGACGGCCTGGTCGAGGATCTTCATGGTGATGTCCGAGCGGACACCGACCACGAACTCGTCCCAGTCGCCGCCGAAGAGGCGGACACCGTCGACACCCGCGCCGCCGGCCAGCGGGAACTGGCCCTTCATGGCGTACTCGATCGGGTAGCCGTCCAGGGTCCGCAGGTCGCCCGAGGCGCGGGCCTCGTCGAGCTTGCGGCCCTGGGTGTCGCGCGCCCGGCGCAGCTTCGACTTCGCGGAGGTGGCTGCCACCCAGCCGTTGACCTCGAAGCCGTCGGCCTCGACCTTCTCGTAGACGTTGTCGATGTCGCCGTAGAAGCCGCCCTGCGCGGCCGTGGAGCCCTCATTCACGCTGTTCCCGGCGGCCGTCGCCGCTGTCAGGATGTTCGTCGGGAACGAGGACGGGGCGTTGGTGCCGAAGAAGACGGTGCTGTCGAGAAGCCGGCCCATCGCCTCACGGACCAGCGGCTCGGCCTCGTCCCAGATGTCGACCTCGGTGTCGGCCAGGACGTTGTCGGGGAACGGGACGATGGTCGCCATCTCCTCGACGTTGAGGTACTTGTTCGCCCAGTTGACCTCGGTGGTCTGCTTCAGACCGGTGTCGCCGGCGACCCAGTAGGCCACGGGCAGGGCCGAGAGGATCGGCAGGCGGACCTGGCCGCGGGCGACCGGGATCCGCTTGAACATCTTCAGCACCGCCGAGTCCTCGACGGCCTTGCCGAGCATCTCCTTGGAGACCTCTTCGGGGATGAGGGCCGCAGCGTCGGTGCGGCTCGTCAGGTTGTTGTAGGCCACGGCTGATGCCTGCCTTTCGTGAGAATGGCCGACCGGGTCAAACCGGGCCGGACGTGGTTAGGCACCCGCCTGCTGGCGGATGAGGTCGTTCATGGAGGCGGGGCCTGCTGCTGTGGTGCGGGCTCCGCCGTCAAAGGAGGGCGCGGCACCCTCGCGGCCGAGGTGCGGCTTGGCCTTCAAGAGGTCGGCGAGGGCCTTCTCGATGCCCTTGCTGTCGATGTCGCCGTCGTCGTCGACGTAGTCGCCCAGGTCCAGGAAGGCGCTGGCGTCGCTCGGATCGGCGAACTTCGACGCGGCCAGGGCCTTGACCTCGGCCTGCACGGCGCGCTGAGTGAGAGCGGTGATCCGGCTCTCCGCAGCGGCGTTGGCTTCGGTGAGCTTGTCGAGGTCGGACTTCTCCCTGTCCTCGATTTCCTTCAGCCGCGCGGCCTGGGTCTTGGTAAGCCTCTCGGCTTCCTTTGCGCGCTGCTTCCACTCGGACAGCGCCTTCTCCCCTGCGGGCCCCAGTGCGGCGTCGGCTTCGCCCGTTGCGGGCGCGGCCTCCGGTTCGGGGGTCTCGGGGGCGGTGGTCGGTTCGGGTGCCACTTCAGACATGCGATTACTCCCGTTGCGGGATGGAGACCAGGCGTTGCGCCAGGTCAGGTGATGTAGGCGAAGCGCCGGAGCATGGCGATTGCCTCGTCCCGACTCGCGGAGAGTCGGAAGATTTCCTCGGGTGTCAGGCGCGGGGTGCGCACCTGGTAGCGGCGGCCGATGTCGGCGGCGACGCGACCCCGGGTGATGTCGCGGGAGCGTTCGGCCCGGTAGAACAAACCGCGCGTCGTCGTTCCTTCGCGGGTCGCAGACAGGCGCCGTCCGTAGGCCGAGGCGGTGTACATGCCGCGCCGGACATTGACGATCTGGCCCATGTCGGCGCCCTCACGGATCGCGCGGGCGCCGGCTTCACCGAAGACGCGCCGCTGTTCGGCCGCCGAGAGGCTGTTGAAGTACGCCCGCGGGTCCAAAAAGCCGGCCGCGCCCTGGCCTGGCCGAGTGGTCGGGGTGAAGT